TCCTCATTGATCTTGTCGTCGCCGCGGGAAGTGCGTAACTCGTTGACAGTACCGCAGAGCTTCGTTTCCTCAAAGCTCTGTTCCTTATCTTCGGAAACGCGACCGGTCCAGTAGAATTCAACCTTGTCCGAAAAATCAGAAATGATGTAGTCGGTGAACGTGTTCTCGAAATAGGACATGAGCGGATCAAGCCCGCTGTCCTTTGAGTTCGCGATTTTCTCCTGAGTGTCGCTTCCAGATAGACTCGACTTACCGGTCGTAAAAGCCTCGAAGTTTATTTCCTCGGGGCTCATACCGTAAATGGCGCAGACAATCGAGGTAAGAAAGGTCATCCATCGAGAGAACAGCATCTCGTTGACTTCGGCGCCAAAATTCTCAAAGGTGGCCTTTGCCTCCTGATTCTTCGACACCAGAACGGGAAGTGTCCACCAGTTGCCGACGCCCTTGACCATGGCGTTCCAGTAACGCTTAAAGCCCTGGATATCTGCTTCTGTGTAATCGCCACAGAGTTGGAGTAATCCTTTGGGGATTGCGTTGCTGTCAAAATACTTCGTGTTGTAACTGAAGGCGTTCAGGAACCCTGTCACAACCCGGATGAGCAACTCTGTTTCGGCGAGTCCGTAGCCAGCGGAAAGAACATCAGTCCGCGGATTGCGCGCAATGTAAATCAGATCATCGTGTGTATAGGCGGCGCGAATGCGACCCTGGATCACTTGTAACGCGAAAATTTCATCATGCCCCTGGTATCCCTGCTCGGTGCAAAGACGGATGGTCGAGCCATCGACCGCATAAATACCATCCATGCCGAGCGCTTTGTTACGCTTGAACTCCGTTTCGATAGGCATCGAATCCATTGTGAGCGAATCGCGAACGACCTTCGACATGAAGTTTGAAAAGTTATCGCGTTTCAACTTCAAACGCTCACGTGGATTCTTTTCAAAACCACAGTTGGTAAAAAACTCCTGCAGGCTCGTGATGAGCTGAGTATCATCCTTGCTGGGATTGACTTTCTTGTTTTTCCCCTGGCCCTTCAGCCGCACGCAAAACCCAGGCGTGTCGTTATCCGTCACCTTACAGAAACGCTGGATCTGTCGAATGCGCGTCATGATGACCGCATTCAAAATAGGTGTTTGCTCCACCATCGCGCGCATCGAATCGAATGTAAAAACGCTAGGGCGTTCGTACCAATCCCCCATGATAGTCAGTTGCATGTCGTCCAAGTAAACGGACTGCATGCCCGCCTCGCCTTTCTTCACCGCGCGAGACGGAAACGGGATGATCTTCGCGTCGACGAGACTCTTGCTCATCACCGTTTCATTAGTCATCCGGTCGTTGATGTAATCAATGACCGGCTGAATATTCGATTTCGGAATGAGGTCGCGCATCACCTCCGGCATTGCTGCCTTCTGTAAGGCGGTGTTCGCCTCAAGCCGTTCGTCGGCTGGCGCAGAGTCATCGAAGGCGATTAGAGCAGCGGGTCGATCTGTCATGGCTGCATTAGTCTGGTGTCCCGACGACTCTTACCTAAGCGCCATCCGTGGCGCCTGCGCTGTCCTGCGCTTCCCTGGAGCGGCGTCCGGGTGCCTGCTCTACATAAGACACCTGAGAAAGGGATTTCGGCCTACATTCCCTGAAAAATACTAGAGACTTGATCATTTTTGATTAATGCGCTAATCTCGCTCCTGCTTCGCCGGACTCCCTCCTTAATCCCGGAACGAGGTTATGAAAATGCCATTTGCCAATATCTCCCGCCTGGATCAACGCCCTTACCACTTACCCGTGGACAACGCGCCCGTTTCTCAATTTGAGCGCGATCGAGCCGTCAAAACTGTCGAATTCGTCCGAAAAAATCCCGATCTGATCGAGTATTGCCAGCGCGTGCAAAACAGCTTCACGGCCAATTGCCTGCGCAAGATGGCCGAGACGGGCGAGATGACCGGGCCGCAGATTGCCGCCATCCGCCGTAGCCTGGGGGGGGCCGTACAGCCCAGAATGGCCGCTGCGCGCCCCATCGCCACCGATGTCCAGGGCAACGGCTTCACGAAGCTCCTTGACGGTTTCAAGCACGCCCGCGCCACCGGTCTGAAGAATCCCCGGCTCGTGTCGGGCAATTTCGTCTTCACCTACGCCAAAGAGGGTTCAAATAATCCCGGCTTCGTTTATGTGAAGCTCGATGGGGAATACAAGGGAAAGGTCTCGCCGGAAGGTCGGTTTTTTGCCGCGCGCGACGTGACGATCGAGGAAACGGCGCAAGTCGTCAAGGTCGGGCGGGATCCGTTCTCCGCCGCGGTGGAGCACGGCAAGCTCACCGGCCGGTGTGCAGTGTGTTCGCGGTTACTGACCGATACGAATAGCGTGACTATCGGAATCGGGCCGATCTGCGCCAAGAAGTTCGGATGGTAATCACAGCGTGAAAAACGAAGTCATCATTCTCGGATACGACCCGGCGCGCATCGCCGGGGGTATCGCATCGGTAACAGACGTGCTTCTGAAAGGACTGCCGAATGTGCGTCTGTTACCGCTCAAGCATTGTTACGGCGTTCTCGATGTTTGTCTGTACTTTCGAAGTCTTGTGAAGTTCGCCGCCGTCGCGCGGCAACGTCCAGTAACTCACCTTATCGTCGGATCTAAAGGAGATCGACTCCGGGCAATCCCAGTCCTGATCATGGCGGCGCTTCTGAAGTTTCCGCTGTGCATCCAGTATCACAAGCAACTAGACGGTCTGTTATCAGGTATCTGGTTCCTTGATCAGATAATAGACGCGATATTCAGAGTATGCAGTTGCCATGTTTTTCTGTCTGAGCGACTCAGGCGTGAATTTCTCGACCGGCACCCAGATTGCGATTTTTCCGTCACAAAAGTTATTGGCAATGCGCTTCCCAACGAATGGATGGATTTGCCAACACCATCTCGAAACGAGCGCCCCGTAGATATTGTGTTTTGCGGCCGATGGAACAAGGAAAAAGGAATCGAGCTACTAGTCGAATATCTTCTTCGTTCTCGCGAAAGGGTCGCATGCGAAATATATACCGATCACCCTCATCAGCTCAGTATTCCGGGCACCGTTGTCAAATCCTGGGCAACAGCAGATGAATTAAGAGCCGCCATGAGTCGCGCAAGGCTTGTCGTTTTACCATCCAACCGCGAAGGTTATCCAACTGTTCTATTGGAGTCCATGGCATGCGGAACGCCGTTTGTGGCATCTGCCATTACTGGAATCGTCGACATTGCCATTGAGAGCCGCGGCGGAATGGTATTCCCCGCAGGAGACATTCTCGGTTTCAGTGTGGCGATAAATAGTATATTGCGTCACTCTCACATTTGGGGAAGATGTTCTAAACGAGGCCATTCATGGGTAAACTGGCAATGCCGAACTGACACCGTACTGAGGAAATGGGCATCTTTGTATGATCAGTTGAAAGCGACACGCCCGTGAAACTAAAAATATGGCCATGGTCGACCATCAGTAAGTTGCAGCTCCAACTCGCAACAGTTCGCATGCAACTTGCGGCTATCACCGTCGCAGCGGAGGGGAATTTCAAAGGGTGCCGCAAAGAATGGCAAAGCGACGCGTTAGATTCTGTTCTGTCTCTAAATGCCGCCTTGGATGCCATGAGGGAACCGTTGGTATGCTACTTTACTCAGTTTGAGCCGAATGACGAGCTATATCTAACAGGATGCGGTAAAGAATTCCATTTAGAACCTGGGAAAGAACTCCATAATTGCTGCCATTTCTGCGGTGGCTCAATCATTGCTAAAACACACGAGTAAAAAAAATGGCAGATCTAAACAAAGTCATGTTGATTGGACGCCTTGGGGCGGATCCCGAAGGGCGCTCGATGCAGAACGGAGAGCAAGTCGCTTCTTTCTCAATGGCGACATCTGAGAAGTGGAAGGACAAAAAAACAGGAGAGCAACGCGAACGAACCGAGTGGCACCGGATCGTTTGCTTCGGTAGCCTCGCCAAGGTCTGCATAGACTGGCTAAAGAAGGGCTCTCAGATTTACGTCGAAGGCCAGAGCCGCACGCGCAAATGGAAAGACAAGGAAGGGAATGACCGCTGGACGACGGAAATCAACATCCACGATATGAAGATGATCAGCGGCACGAAGGAAAGGGGGGAACAGGGACAAGCGAAAGCTGCAAGTCAGCCAGCCGGACTCGCGCCAGGACCCGAGACCGCGGGGAAAGGAGATTTCGAAGAAGATATTCCGTTCTGAGAAAAAATAGCAATGGTCATCCCTCCACTGCGACGAGTACCGGAAGGGGCATCGGACGAGGTGCACATGCGAATGTATCGCGAATCATGCGCGGAACTCGTCCGACTCAATCCTGGGCATTTCCTATCACCCGGCGTTCGTCGGCGTTGGTATCACTGGATTATCGGCGGCGTCGAATACCCTTCAGTGCTCCTAGGGAAGCCATGTCAGGTAATTAGTCAGCGCGCTCTTTCGCCACAAACAAAGGACACCCCGGATCCCGAGCGCTGACAATCAGTAAGCGCTCCGTGCACTGCCCCGTCTGAGCATTGAACGCGGTACAGTTCCCGCAGACCTCGTTGGCCGGCGGGATATCGATCATTTCCACAACCTGTTTTGGCAGCCCAGGCATTCTCTTTTCGACGAGTGCCTGGAGCTTGCTGGCCTCGTCGGACTTCTCAGCCGTGGGAAGAATGAACTGGGAAGTCCCGTACGCGCGCGCCCATGCCACATCACATAGCATGTTGGCATAGCTCGTGTGGGGATCGATGCCAACCTTAACAACCTTCCGCCGATAAAGCTTTTGCTCGTCATCCTTCTCGGTAACGAGTGCCGTTTTGGTGAAGTGGAAAAACGCCACTTCCTTGCAGACCGCCACGAGTTTCTTGATGCCTTTCTCGATGTAGTCCTGCACCAAGGAAGCCGGATCCGGAAAGAGGCATAGCCGTTTCGTGAAGCGCGCCATGGCGACTTGCATGCACTTATATTGATCCAGGCTGACCGTATATCGATCGCGCTCTTTGTCGTCCGTGCGGCGCTCTGACACATCAAGCTTTGGTGCGTCCCCCCATCGCATCATGCCTTCTTCAATCCTGGCATAACTGGCCAGAAAGACTTTCCCGGAATGTCGGGAGGCGAACCGTTTCGCGTCATTGTAGTTTGGAAGAGTCTCGACGACACAGCATTGTACCCCGTAGGCATACATCAACGTGTCGCAGCGTTGGAATGGATCCGGGTCGAAGATGTATTCGAGGTGGATCACAGCTTGGCGCCCATCTTTCGTGCGCTCCTTGATGATGACCACGTTAAAGCACCCCATTTGGTCGATGCCCATAAACGTGCCGGTTGCCTTCTGTTTCCAGACCAACCCAGCCGCCATGCCAAGGCGCGCGCAATCGTTCAGTATTTCTAGGGTGACAGGGACCTGACTCGGATCGGTATAAGGCTTTCCCAACTTGCGGTTGTAGAAATTCTTCATGTCCTCCGCTGAGTTGTAGGCCTCGATAATATCTCGTGCACTGATCGTCGGACTTAAAAACTGCGGAAAATGGACGCTGACGAAAGGCGCCTCTTGATTCTTCGCTATCCACTCTCCCTTTTGCGTATCATCTATCCAACTGTTGCAATGCTTGCAAACATACCGATAGTCGCGCATCTCGGAATCGTACTGAATACAATCCGGAAAATATTCGTCAAGAATGTTGGACTTGAGACAAGATGGACATTCAGTGTGAAATTGATGTTGCGTCCCTTGTTTGAACCAAAAATGAATGTCAGCGTCCGGCCAATTCGCTGTCGATCCGAGTAGCCTGAATCGGATCCGACTCGCCGAGAGTCGCTCATCCGTCTTCTCGATATCCCCTGGCGTCATCTCTTGGACCTCATCGAAGGTCAGCACATCGAAGGGGAACGATTCCGTCATCGCCTTACCGGATGTCCAAAGGAAATGGAAGCGGCTGTCTCCCATCGTGCGGATCATGACGTTGCCTTCATTCGCTCTTGTTGCGACAACGTTTCCATCGGCGTCTATCCTGGCCGATCCCAGGCGCCGATGTATCTTCGGGATGGACCTAACTACCGGAATAAAACGCTCACTTGATTTCGCCGCGGCGAGGCTCATATCGGGCAGGTAGAGCCCTATCTTGCACGGTTCGAACTTCACCCCCATGTAGATTGCGGCCAACATCTCCATGACCGTGAATCCAACTTGAGAGCATTTCATGATGATGACTCTCTTTTTGAAAGCCGCACTGATGCTCGTTGGAATCAAGTCGTAAATGAACCACATCGCCGGGCGATTCTTGAGCGAGAAGGGGAAACTGTCGACCTTGAGACCTTCTCTACCCAGTTTCTCGCACCATTCGCGGAACGTCATCTCAGGAGGAATTTGCGTCTGTGGATCAACCTTGAAGCCGGTCTTACTCTCCAGCCGTGAGATGGCCGTCGTCAAACCGGCCTGATAGTCGGGAAGAGACTTTTTCCAATTAGGCCTGGGGTAGCTCATGAATCAATCCGATGGTCTATCATGCGGCCCCGATGTGCATGTTCATTTCTGCGAGTCGCTTCTGAATCTTCTGCGCGACCTCGGGCGACTCGCCGGCGATCGTCTCAATGATCGTCGAATAGAAAGCCTCCATACGTTGTAGGTCCCACAGCTCTTTGCGGGTCGCAATCGACGTTGCCAAAATCTCCACGCGGCGAGAAATGGAGCGATCAAAAACGCGAGCATTGCTCACCTTCTCGGTGCCATCCGGTTGAGGTTTTACCGCTGAGTCGCGAAGCATATTCGCGTCTCGAAAGAGTTTGTTCAGTTCGACAAATATATCGAGTTTGTCAAGCTCCGGCGCGCCAACCTTCGCGATATACGCCGGGGATGGGGCCGCGGGCAAATGCCGCGCAATGTGTTCCGTACCGTTCGCGCGTGCCTCGATTTGGCGGTAAGTTCGACCTCCGTCGATTCGCGCCTGGATACGTTGGCGAGCCGCCTCCAAGGCTTCGGGAGACGGGGGATCATCCACGATCCCTCGCACCATGTCCTTGAGGCACTTATTTGTGGCTTCGCCCGTGAATTTTTCGAGCATCACCGAAGTGACCGACTCGGGCCCATTCTCCAGCAGATACACCTCCACCTCAGCCCGAACCTGACTGCGAAGTGCAAAGTATTCCCCCGCGGTAAGCCTTGTGCGCTGACCCTCTTTTTCCAGTCTCGCCTGTTCATTTTCGATGGCTCGCCGGAGATACTTTCGAAACTGATGTTTCTTCAGCGTGCGCATTAAGTGCATCGCGGAAGGATTCCAACTCATGATTCCACGCCCCGTAGCGTTGCGCTACCGCTGTAAATTCTTCGACATCGTGGCCTTTCAGCCCCCAGACAGGGAGTTCATCGAACGTGTAGCGCTTTTCTCCCTCCCTGTTTGTCTTATGAAAGCAATGACTCAGCTCGTGATAGACAAGGATCTCCCTGCTCCTGTCATTCGAAAAGAACCAGAATTTCAGATCAAGAATGATGAGGTAATCCGGCTCGCGCTTCAGGGTATTTTTCAACATCCATTCAAACAGAGGATTCAACTCACCTTGCACGCGCGGTAAATAACATGTACCCAAAATCTGGCGCTCATGCTTCGTCTTTTCATCGCGTCTCAGCAACCAATCGATAGTCGCCTCGCCTTCCCGGATGTCAGCAAATTCTTCGAGATAAATGAGTCGTCCCGCGATATCGCGCGGATGAAGATCGGCGGGAGGATGGCAATACTCGCCTTCTTCTTGGAGCGCCTCAAAAAGAAGAGATCGTTCTCGGCTGAGAGGAGTGAACTCATTCATTTTGAACCGCCACAATCTCCATGGGCCATTCAGGAGATTTGTTGGGATTCGGCATGCAATGGATGCCGGCCGAGCGAGCACGGAGCTTTGCGCCGCACGAGCACAGAACGCGCGGAGAGGCACCTTCTAACTCATGGCCACAGCATGAGCACCGATACCGCCGTTGCCCTTCCTTGTCCGAATCAGTACTCAGCAAGCGCCCAAAACACACGCGACAAACGTGCTGTTCGATTCTCCAGCTATCGCGATCCGTCATGCGGGCGCGCGCGTGAAAGCTATCAGATCAGCAAAAATACAGTTTTTCGCCGTATCGAAAACGTGATCGAAACCTCGCGAGCGGAAAATCTGGGTCAGTTCGTCAAATGCGGATTGTGAAATTTCGAAAGCGGCGTAGGGAATCACTATAGGATCCACGACGGGCGGCGCAGAGATAGCCTGGACGGTGACGGTTCCCGCCGCCCGCGCTTCGTGTTCGGTCTTGTGAAGAGTCATATCCATTCCAACCTTTTGGCCGTGATCGTTTCGGAAATTGCCTCTCCATCCGCTTTGGCTTTGGCTTCTTTTCTTCGCGCATGCGGTATTCCATGGGCCTTGCGGATCTCCAAAGGATACCCAGCCCTGAGTCGATGAGCCACGACGCTTGGAGATAGAGCGAAATGCCGTCCCGCCTCACTCAGGGACTTATATTCAACCCCCTTGTATGTAACCGGCTTGCTCATTTTCGATTTCATAAATTACGAGGCACCGACTTGCAGCACCTCGCCGATACCAACTCAACTAGTGATAAACAGGGTAGATGCAACCACTAGCCTCCCCCGCTACGAAGAGGGGAATTCGTAGTATCAAAAAACTGAGAGCAGTCCGGAGTATGACGACCGCCCAAGAAACCGCACGGACACGGGGCTAGGATCTTTTCTAAAGGAGGTGACGCCTTGTATGCCACCATCGAGGGACCGCAGCACGGCATGCAATGGACCATGCCGGGCGTGCGATGACAAGCGCATGTGCACCCGTTCCATGCCGGTGGACAGCCTTCCTGTATCCATTGAGTCATTCCCCTGGCCACTTCTTCATAAGAGGACCGTCTTCGCTACTCGGAGTGCCGGTGAGAGATGCCACGATTTCAGAACACTGGCGAGATAGTTTCCGCATGAGGAATGCGAACGAGATGACTGCCAAAATAATCATTGCCGTCAAAGTCCAGATCAGATGTTCCCACGCTGCCCCGAATCCGATTGCGAGGAAAGTGATGAAGAAAGGCAAATCAATATCCTCCCACTTGGGGCGTGTCAGATTCATTAGAAAAGCCTCTGTTGACGCAGGAGAGTCGTCTGAGCGTACCCCACAAAGCCGAACATGACCCGTTTTGCGGCGTCTCGCAGCGTGCCGACGAGCAGCTCGTCGATGCTCGAAGAGAGGGGAGAGCGCCGGGTGTGAATGGTGCCCCCTTCAAAATAGCGGACCTGTCGAGGTTCTAGTGCAGTGAGCTTCGTGAGCGGCGTCCCGCGCGCGTTGTAGCCGCGGACGAATTCGTATTCACGATTGCGGCAACTCACGCACAAGTTGCCGAAAATGAGGCGCCTGACCTCGTGGCGACACCGGGAGCAGACTTTGACGTTGTGGATGTCGGAGAGGTTCGCATCCGGTTCGCCGGCGTGGTGCGCTCCTATGGCGCATCCGCGGCACCGGCGGCGTAGCTCGCTATTGTCACGATTCGCATCGCGCCACATCAGCGTGCATTGAGGGACGCTCAAAGTCGCGGACATCCGCGCGCAATGGAAAAAGGGCGTGGGATTACCTTCTATGAGGTGCGAATAGACCAAATTTGACCCAACCCGACGCTGCGTTGGGCGGAGAGTCTGCTCTAGGAGACAGCTTTAGCACAAGGTGTGCATCACGATTCGATCAAAAGTTCCGTGAGGTCGTCACGAAATTGACTCAGATGAATCAAATATGATTAACTCTCTAATGATAGGTGTCATCGGACAAAGAAAGCAGTGATTCTCACGCCCCGACAAACGAGATGGCTCCAATGGCTCCATGAGAACGGTGGTGCCGGCTATCTCGACAATCACGGTCGCATTATCGCTAACGGCGCCAACTCACATCAGGCGTCTCAGACGGCGTGGCTCAACTTAGTCATCAAAGGAATGGTTTGCGGGAAAGATGGGAGGCTCGTTTTGACTCCACAAGGGTTGAAATACCTTCAGGAAATGCCATCGTGACGCACTTCAGTGTTGGCGAAATCTGCTACTTGCTTCCTAGCGAAGACTGGCCAAAGAATCCTTTTTGCGAATGCGTTGTGACGGGCGCGCCCAGACTATTCAGGGCCTCCTATAAATCCGATGGCTCGTTTGCACTGTTTGATTATCTCTTTTCGTTTCAATATGAAGTACGGGATGAAGCCGGGGAAGAGTGGATTGTTGAGGCTAAATGGCTCCGAAAGAAACGACCGCCACAAAATTGGCGGCGATTATGCCGTTTGAATGATATTCACGAATCTGCGGATTTAGTGAAATAGGTCGCTTTCTTATACGCAAATTTGCGTATAGTGGCGACCATGAACACCAAGCAACTCTCTCCCGAAACGCTCGACTATCTCAAGAAACGCGCTGACGCCCACAAAGCCGAATGCGACCGTGCCGAAGATGATCCGCTCATTCGGGCAACATTCCAAAGGCCAGACCCAATCAAACCGCTTAAAACGCCCATGACGCCGGGCGGAATGCTCAAGCGGCAAGCCGATTGAAAATAACAGTTGACGATTCTAC